AGTGATAGAGTATTAACTCCAAAAATGAAACCAATGGAAATAAAAGAAAAATATGGTATCCCTTGCTTTTCTAAAGAGCAAGACTTCTATATTTATTACTATCAAAATGCTTTAAGAAAAGGTAAAAAGCCTAGTAGAACGATACAAGAAAAAGTAGATGGAACGTATTATACTGGGTTTGGTTTATCCAAGAAAGCGAGAGAATATGTTAAGGGTGGCAATGCTCACAACATAACACATCTATGCTGTAAATACTTAAAGAAAGAACCATTTAGATTATATGAAAAAGAAACTGGTAGGAAAGCAATATTAGGAGTTCGAGGTAATGAGTCTGCTTTAAGAAAAAAACAATATACAACTTGCTTTACCAAAGATAAGAAGTTTACTCCAATTCACGATTTATCAGATGAAGTTCTTAATAAAATATATGAAAAATATAATATTGAAATACCAAAAGTTTATGATTACATAGACAGAACGGGTTGTATGGGTTGCCCTTATGGTAGTTGGAAAAAGGAAACTCAAAAAGAATTAGAATTGATAACCCCACAACAAAAGAAGTTTGTGTGCGAGTTATTCAAAGAAAGTTATAAAGTTTTAGGTATATTGAAAGATGACAATATTTAAAAATTTAGATATTAAAATTGAAATTGTAGAAACAAAAGAAAAGAAATATGAAGAAGAATTGGCAGAAGATATTATGAAAATATTGACTTGCTACTCTGCACGATATTATGGCGCAAGAGGTGGTAGGAAAAAGAAGAATGTCGATTTTGATTGATTTTAAAAAGGAGGAAGAAAATGACTAACACATATCCATTGATTACCGATGTTAACTTTGACACTCCTGTAATCACCGGCAGACTAACATTCACGGTAGTGAAGTATCAAGGGCAACAACTTGGCGATATATTGCGCTTGATTAGAACCACCGATACGCACGATAGAATGCTCCAAGAGACACCTTATTGCTACGAGATTACGTTTGTTGAAAAATATGCCTTCGGGCTAAAAAAAGGCTGGTGTGTATTAGGGTTTAAGCCTTTTATTCGGGGGGGTGTGGAAGAATGAAGACACCGGAACAAGCCACGATGGAGTTTATTACCAACCATCTAGCGAAAGAAAAAGAAGAGGAGGAATGGGTAAATGAATATATTGAGCGAATAAGATGGTATATAAGCAACGAGGTAGAACGATTAAAAAAAGACAATGAGTGGCTAACTGCTAAGGTTGGGGGGAAGAAGGTTAAGAAATGGACCGAATAATTAAATTATTCTACGATTGGTGCCGGTTGCCATACTCTGCCACCTTTAACCCTTCCAGTTATTACACGTGGAAGAAACTAAGGGCGAGTGAATGGCAAGAGCAACGCCCTAATGTGGCCTTAGAGGACTATATAGCCGAGAGGTTGGCAATTAACAATATCAGGGACCTACAAGAGCGTGAGAGGGTTAAAAAGCGTGGTGGAAGACCACCCAAAGATTGGTAAGGGGGAAACACATAATGAACGAAGAAGCGAAGTTAGAACTTGGTGAGATTATCCACTTGAAGAGAAGCTTAGATGATATTACCGACCGACTAGTGAAGTTAAACGCTTCATTGTTGTATCGTGGGGTATCTTACGAAGAGCGGGTTCAGGGGGGTAAGGGGTTCAACCTCAGTAATATAATTGTTAAAATAGACCGGCTGGAAGATAAATACAACCTTATCTTCGCTCAAACGCTAGAAAAGATACGCTTAATCGAGTGCCGATTGGAGTTAGTGGGTAGAGATAACCCATTCTACGCAACGATACTCCGGTGGCGATATGAAGATGGGCTAACAATAGAGGTGATATGCGTTCGCGCCGGCTACTCCTATTCACATATGAAGAGGCTAATGGAAGTAGCATTGTCTAGTTATACTGAAAAGATGAGCCACAATGAGCCATAATTAAGTGTTATAATGGTAGCATAGAAGTTTAGGCGATAAAGGAAGGTGGGGGGAAAATGCCAAAAGAGTTTGTTGAAAGTGAACACCCGAGAGATAGAAATGGGGAGTTTACCGCTAAAAACGGTTCAAGAGAGGAAAAAATACAAAGTCTTACCGAAGAATTAAATGCAACATATGAAAAAAAAGTCTATGTTTTGAAAATTAAAGAAACGAAAGATAAGTATTTTGGGGCGGGGCCTTCTGGTGGCTTTAAGAACATCAACACGCCAATCCCAATGTCTAAAAACCAATACAAAAAGGCCATTAGATATTTGACCGAAAGAGGATTAATAAATAAATATGAAACCGAAGAAAAACAAGTAAAGGCCAAGATTGTAAGAGGTTATTTCGAGGAACAGGCCATTCTCGAAAAAATAGAAGCGTTGAAAAAAGGATATGACACCCCTCAAGAATACAAAGAAGCAATTGAAAAAGAAAGACATAAATGGTATTTAGAAGATAAAACCGTTGCTGAAATGTCAATCTTTACAAAAAAACAAACTGACAAAGAAAAGGCATATTATGACTGGGAAAGCGACAACAAAATAGAGTTTAATTATAATTCTTTCGCCCAAACCATTACTAATGAAGCTAAAAAACAGGGCGCTACCGTTATTCATACAAGCGCTAAAAAAGGGAGTATCTACGGGTCGTCAATTTATTTGAAAAAAGGCGATGTTGAGATTAGATTATCTAATCACGAGTTGCCACAGATAATGGATAGAACCCTGGATAATTACGAAACTCGCTGGGACAGAGAAGAAGTTTTAGACCAAATATCAATGAAAAATTGGTCTAAACTTAAAACCGAAGACGAATTGCGAAACAAAGTCAAAAAATTATTTATGATAGAAGAGGATGAATAAGAATGATTAACCACCATTACAGGTGGTTTTTTATTGAGAAAGGTAGGTGGTATCAGTGGCGTACAAGAACGTTAATTCGAGTAAAAAAGTTAATAGGTCGGTATATATGGAAGCCGAAGATTTAGCAGCTATCGGATGTTCTATGGAAGTAATAGCCACTATACTAGATATAGATAGTGAGACACTATCTAGGAACCCTAAATATGCCAAATCTATTAAAAAGGGCCGGTCTAATATGATTAAATCATTACTACATAAGCAAGTAGAGGTGGCCCTAAGCGGAAATACTACTATGTTAGTATGGTTGGGTAAGCAGTATCTAGGCCAGTCCGACCGGCAAGAAGTAGCTAATACCTTTAATTCCGAGCAACCTACATCGTTGGAGTTCAAGATAACCAATCAGGAAGATAAGGGCCGGTTAGAGAAGTTGGAGAGTGAGATATGTGGGAAGAACAGCGATAGTTGAAGTATCTAATGTCTTCGCCCCTATATTTCAGTTTAACCATCCTTATGTATTACTTAGGAGTGGTAGATTGGGTGGGAAGACTACTATTGCCATTCAAATAGCGGTTGCATTAGTATCTTCACATAATGACAGGGACGTTATCATTACAAGGTCCGATTATAGTGCGTTGGAAGATAGTGCATATAACGAGTTCATTAAGTGGGTAGGGGAGTATGGGCTGGAAGGTCAATACTCTTTTTATAAGGCGCCATTAAGAATAGTCAACAATACAACGGGTGGCATTATCTACTTCAAGGGAATTGGTGGGGCCGACAAGTCTAGAACGAGGTCAATTAGAACGGTCCATCCAGTTATAGCAATCATATTTGAGGAATTGCAGCAATTACGCGACAGAGAGAGTTTAGAACAAGCCCACGCTTCTTTTAGGCGGTTAATGGACGATAAAGGGATGATGATACATTTATTCAACCCTGAGCCACAGAACGGCCATTGGTTAAATGTGTTCTATCGATTGAAGAAGAATGACCCCGATTGGTTATGTATAGAGACATCGTATAAGGATGTGGTTAAGTTCATTGGTGAAAACGACCTAAAAGAGATAATTAAAATGAAAATCCTAGATAACGAGCGTTATCAATGGATGTACGAGGGTAAGACCGGGGGTGGTTATGGGTCGGTTTATTACGAATTCAAGAGAGACAAGCATCTATTGAGCCGACCAATCGCCACGATTAAGTTCGGAAAAGAGCAAGTTGTTGGAGTGATTATAGGGGTAGATACGGCTGTCACCCACGATTGCACTGCTTATGTACCTTGTCTAATTATGAATAACGGGCAAATGGTGGTTCCGGGCAAGGACATATTCATCCACGACCCATTGAAGTATGGGGACTATGGTAGTGTTGAGTTAATGCCTCATATTTCGAAGTGGTTTAAAGGAATATGCGATTTTTACAGG